TTATCAAAATCGTATTGTTCTTGACATCTAGGACAACTATCAAACTTATCTGTGTTATAAATTATAGAGCACTTAGGACAAGTTACTAACATATCAGTATCCAAAGGTTGCATCGCTTATTTGAAATCCTGCATTTGAAACAGGTGTATAATCAAACAAGCTACTCTTTGGTCTCGTCATGACACCATATCTTAAAGCATCGTAAAGGTGATCTTCTGCTTTTGTATCTACATCCTCTGGATTGTTTTTATCTAAAGGTATAGCTGGTAGTTGAGAAATTAAATTTTTACAGTTATCGAAGATTACCATTCTAGGTTCTTCTGTAAACTCATCTACCTGCAGTCTTCTATGTATTTCATTTTTACCTGAGACACGAGATCCTTTTGATCTATCTGCCGGTCTCCATCTACAACCACGAACAATCATTTGTTCTGCTAGACTTGGACCAGTGTCTCCACGTTTGTGCCACAGAGAAGAGTCGAGAACACCGTAACGTATTTTTTCTTCTGACTCTGTTTCTAAAATCATGTCGGCTAGATCTGTTGCAAGAACTTTGCTGACATACATTTCACGATACACTATCAGTTGTTCGTCAGGTGCAACTGCTATCCATACGACTCCAGTATAAGAACCATAACCATAGTCACACGCTCTAAACTTAGGCCAGTTGTTTGGAATATCAAAAGGTTCTACAACATGAATCTTTCGATTAAACTCTGGAAAGGCTGCCCCCTCGTTTATATCCCAGTCACCTTCTAACAATTGTCTGCGTTGGTGTTCTGGTAACGACAGAAGATTAGCTTCGTACATTCCGTCATCTGCTAGATAAGGGTTGTCAAATAAGTTAGCAGGTATAAACCTACGTTTAAACAACGGCTCATCTTCTTTAGTATGACCTTTAGGCCAACAGATAATCTCACCAGTGTCTGGGTCTGTAGCCCAGAAAGATTTATTAGGTGTCTCTGGATCTATAAAAGTCTTTTTAACCCACTGATGGCCGGGACCACCGGGGTTACTAGTAGCTCTCATATATAAAGGTAGCCCACTAGCTTTGGTTGTACGAAGACGTGACCTCATATAATTCCAAGGATAGGGTGTAGGCCATTGCGTTAATTCGTCAAAACCAATCCAGTTAAATGCTTGCCCTTGATATCTCATAACGTCATCGTCACGATCAAGGTAAGACATCCAGAGTGTAGCTCCACTAGGGGCTACCCAAGTCTTATCTCGTTCCATAAACTTTATACCCGGAATTGCTTTAGGATATAGTTGTTTAGATACAGAGATAAGTTCTCTTAACTCCTCAGTACTTCTACGCACTAGAAGCATACGAGCATTAGGGTTATTTAAGTACCTGACAGGGTCGGCTATCATTGCGTATGACTTACCACCACCTGCAGATCCTCCATATAAGACTTCCTGCTCTGTTGAAGCTAGGAATCCTGTCTGTGGACCGGGGTTAGGTTCAAAGATTACTTCTCTTTGTACCTGTTCTACTTCAATATCCGGTGTGCTGATCGGAGTTGTTGGTTTCAACTCTACGTCTTGCACCGATTCTTTCTTTTTCGAGCTTCTCCGCCTTTTCTGCTGCCGCTTTGTACCTTTGGGCATAGAAATCTTGGACTGAAGCTGCGTTCTTACGTCTTTGCTCAAGTTTTACCCTTTTAAATAAACCTACATGGGAGATCATTCTACCAGAGGTTGTACTTAACCAAGCAGATACTTCTCTATAACTATATCTCTTTAAATGTTTCTTAGCTTCTTCAAAAAGTTCTAGTTCTTCTGGTATAGGTAGTAGAATATCTGCATCTTCTGGGTCTTGTTTGTAGCCAAATGGTATAGTTCTACCAATTCTTACTACTGGAACCCACTCATATTCGTCATCTACCTTCTCAGGCTTAGGTAACTGCCAAGTTTTAGTCTTCATCTGCTTTCGGAGGCAGAATAAACAAGGGGCTTTCTGATTTTACTTCGACTTTTTCTGTTTTTACAAAGCCAGCTCGGTCTAGAAAGTCTTTAGCTGCTGCCATTTTCTCTTTATTGCCCAAGTCGGTGGGGTTTTCTAGTACATGCATCATAGACCACACTGCTGTTGGGCCACTTGTTGCAATAAAATCTCTAGTTTTTTCTGCAATCTCCTCTTTTAGTGGGGCCATTACAGAAGTTGTAGACACACCATCGGCATATCCTGCAAGCTTTTTAGCTTGAACAGGATTGCCTCTAGCTTCATTAAACAATGCGTTTAAAAATGCCTGTTGTTTTTCAGTGAGTTCTCTTGCCATAGATTTTTTCTCTTATTTGAGATCTACCAATTCCTAAATCACTAAGCTCACGTTCAGATAAGTTCATTAGTATATGATAGTCTGCTCGTCTTTGCTGCGCTACTTGGATTGCTTCTAAGATTCGGTTACAATATGCTTTAAACATTTTCTACTCCTTTAAATGTTAGCCCTAACTAGGCAGGAGTAGTTATATTCAATTAGTTATAGCATACTACAGACAATAATGCAACCCCGTTATGCATTAAGTTGGTTGAAAATATTCTTCACCAGATAGTATTACATGAAAATCTGAGCCACCTTCTTCATAAGCTATGATTTTATCACCTGCAGATAACGCAATAAATCCACCACCATCTAGCACTTTATCATTTGTACTAGCTGCTAAACTGATTTCATCTGCAACACTATGATAAGTAGTTGCAGCTAACTCATACCATTGTATACTATACTTCTTAGAGCTTGTTGCTCCATTGGATACAAGTAAAAATTTAACTAACGAAGTAAAATTATTAGGGCAAGTGTATATTACGTCACCACTTGCCCCACCTGATGTAGCAGATAAGTTCTTTGCTTTAGTAAAGTATTTAGCTTCAGTCATTTAATTTACTTTAATTTTCTAAGTAAGGTGTTTAGTTTTTTAACTTCAGCAACAGCTGTTTTGTTGTCCTTACCTTTTTGTCTAGCGTTAGCTATTTGCGTATTTAATTTTCTTATTTTTGCTCTTAACGCTGTTTTTGTAGGTCTAGGTTTAGGTCTAATGCTAGTAGATTTAGACTTTACCTTTTTATCTGGTACGTTACTTAATGCAACTAAAGCCATTTTGGTAAGAGCTGGAGTGCTCATAGGTTTTTTATTAGCCTTATCTACTTCTACCTTTTCATCAAGAGTTCCATGATATTTTGTTGGTCCTTGAAGGGGTCCAGGTTTTTTCTTTTTAACTACTTTTTTAGGTGTAGCTTTCTTTAGATCTTCTGCATATACTGCAGCCATTACTTTACCATCTTTATTAGTATAGTAAAGTGCGCCAGCTTTTTTAGCTGCAGCAATACTTTTATATTTACCAGCCTTAGCTTTTTCTTTAGTAAGGCTAGAACCTTTTGCTTTTATCTGATTATTTAAGTATGTACGAAGTGACATAGCCATGTTACTATTCCTTATTTATAAGTATTTTTGGCAGTTTTAACGCCAGTGTTTATTGTACCTGTATTTTTAACCATGCCGCCTTGATTGTACATAGCTACCTTACCACCTTTAGCGTATGCTTTCTTTTTCATTCCAGCGCCACCTTTAGCGTAACCCTTTTTCATCATACCACCTTTGTTCATAAAACCCATTTTATTACGAACACCTTTAGGTAGAGAAGCTGCACCTTTATTTGGAGCTGGTTTTAAGCCACCTGCAGCATAACCTTTTTTCTTCATTCCGCCTTTAGCGTAACCCTTCTTCTTCATCTTCATTGATATTACTTATCCTCACTATATAAATTATTAAACACTCGTTGCGTATCCCAAACATAGTCTACGTGTTCTTTCGAGTTGTATATATGTTGATTTGGTTTAAAGTCCGGAGCACCTTCTCCTGTTTCAAACCAAGCTGGGTGAGTTACTCTCACTCTGTTATTGGGTAACGCAACAATGTTACCAGTATATTCTCCAGCATCTAACAACTCTAATACATGAGATTGCTTATGTTGAGCTGGGTCATCTGCAACTTCACTGTCTGTGTAGTCTACAGTAAAATAATATTTAGCTGGGTAGAACTCCCCGTCTACCTTGGCTATCCAAGGAGCTGGAGTTGCTCTTTCTAATTTGTACACACTGTGGTGATGCGACATACAATCCCAAGGTTGTGCTAGATAAGGTGGTAACTCTTCTGGCCAATCTTCTAGGGGGGTGTCTGCCACTAAAGCTACAAGAGGTAATCTAGCCCACATCGCACCACCATGTATATTGGGGCTATCACTATCATCAGACTCGCAGCCTGTAAAAATAACTTGAAAGCTGAGA